CATCGGCCACTCGTCGTACTCGGGGTCCTGGTAGACCGCGATCATGTTCTTGGCCGAGAACAGCTTGATCTGTGGCACCGGGTCTCCCGGGAGAACCTGCGCGTAACCGGCGCCGCCGGTGAATGTCGACTTCCACAGCCGCTTCTGCCGAGAGGGCATCTGATTCGCCGTCCAAACGCCCCACAGCGCCTCATGCAGGTCAGCGTTGCCAGGCGTGTAGTCGATGAGTTCCAGGCCCTGCCCGAAGATGCGGACGATCAGGCCGAGGAGCGGCACCTTCGAGTTCTTCTCGATCGCCTTGTACTCGTCCGAAGTCTCCCGCGGACGGTACGGCCGATCATGCTTTCCCTTGGCCCAAGCCTCGAGGTTCATCTGGAACTCGCGCTCCTTCCGCCACTCCGGGATCAGGAGCTCATTTGCGAGCTCCACCACTTCCGACTTCTTCATACGTCACCAGATCTTCCCGAGGCTCTTCTTCCCGCTGTTGAGCAGCGTGCGGCGCATGAGCGTCGCACCTACCGCGCACACAGCGAGGTCGATCTTTCTGGGCGACTCAGGCCCATCCTTCGAAAGCGACACCCCGAACCGTGTCGGGAAGCGTCGCGCGTTCTTCACATGCCGAGAGAGCTCGGCGTTGCCGTTGTGCCAGACTTCGCCGTTCTCCACCGCTTCAACGAATGCTTCAGCGGCGGGAACGAACAGCTTGCCCTTGCCGGCGCTCGAAGTGTTCGACATGTCCCACGCGATCGAGTGCTGCGTCGACGCCCACAGGGTGAGCTTCGGCGAGAACTCGCGGTGCCACTCATCGATCAGTGGCTGCCAGAACAGGTCGAGTGTGCCGTCCTCCTTCGTGTGCGACGGGTCGCCCCAGAAGCCCACCACCCGGTACTGCTTGAACAGCGCACGGACCCGCTGGGCGACATCTGCGCGAGGCGCAACCCACTCCCCGCGCCGCTTCTGCGGCGGCGCCTGCCAGAGCCCGAGAGGCTGCAGGAAGCCGTCAGACACTCGGCATCCGACAAGCGCGGTCGCGTCATCCGACTTCGACCCGTCGAAGAACATGACGATCTCCTGGCCGTCCTGAAACGCCTGCTCCGGTGCGCCCTGGCGATCCCATTTGATCGGATCCATCCACGACTCTTCGTTCGCGGTGATCTGGTTGTACCAGAACCGGCGCGAGCGGGAGGGCGGGTTGCGGGGGTCGAGAATCGACTTCTGAATGCGGTCGAGGTTCAGCCAGACCGAGTCACCGCGCACCCCGCGCACCACCTCGGGGGCATCCTCCGCCGTGAGCGGCGCTTCAGGCGGTGCCTCTAGGCTGTCGTACATCAGCCCGGACAGCATGTTCTTGCGCTCATCGCCCTGGGACAGCTCCCACGACTGGCGTGTGCGCTCCGCGAGGGAGTCCATGCCCGGGTCGTACGCGTTCGTGATGTGCAGCACCCGAGCAGCGCCGTCCGAGGACTTCGTGCTGTTGCGCTCGATCACGTCGTACATCTCGAGGCCGTTGTTGTTCGCGAGGAAGTGGTGCGTCTCGTTCAGCAGCACCATCGTCGCGCGGCCGCCCTCGAGAGGAGCCGGATTCGATGTCAGTGCCTGCAGGAACCGCTGATCTCCGAGCGCGTAGATCTGTTCCTTGCCGATCTGCAGCTTGAACTCACGCTTCGCGTCGTCCGTGAACAGGCGCGGGAACAGTCGCATCGTGTTCTTCGTCTGCTCCTGCGTGACAGCGGCGATCTGCACCCACGCGTCAGGCTCATCGGTCCCGACAGCGCGGCCACCATCGAAATGGGAGAACCTGCACGGCCCGACGAGCTCCGTTCCGAGCATCACCGCAGCGAACGGGTCCTTGCCCCAGCCCTTCAGGCGCTGGATAACGCCTTCACGGTCGAACACGAACTTGCCGCGCTCATCGACCGCATACCACCACAACCACAGGCGTGCCTGTTCCGCGGTGAACTTCCACGGCTCCCCGCGCTTCAGCTGCATCTTCTCGCCGGCGAACACGAGACCGTCCCACCCGATCGAACGATCAGGAAGAACAAACCGGTCATCATCGAGCAGCCACGACGGGCCGATCTTCACCGGGTCATACTGCAGCTCCGGCGCAACATAGGGCCGGGATACGAGCTCTCGATAGTAGGAAACGATCGCCGCGGACTCATCATGCTTCGTCGAGCCACGCAGCCGAGCCATCAGGCAGTCACATTCCAGCGGGCGTTTGCTGCCTCTCGAGCGGAAGCCGAACGAGAAGCGCCCGCATCTTCACCGGACGCATCAGGGAGGGACAGCTGCTTCATCGCTCGATCGAACGCCGCCTGGGTCTGTCGAAGCTCACCCAGCAGCGGATTCGCTACGTCCTGCCCCATCGAGCCCTTCGACATCAGCGAAGCACCATCGAGCTCCTCCTCGAGCGCGGCAATCTTGTCCAGAGCAGTGCACGCGCCCTTCAAGATGAGTCGCTCGTGAGCCGCCATCTCGTAGGTGCCAGTCGCCTCCGACCACAACTCACGAGCATCAGCACTCGCGAACCGCGGGCCAGTCGCCTTCTTCGCAGCCATGAACCCTCCTGAGGGTGAACCGTCCACCTGGGACAGGAAAGAGCGCCAACGCGACCTCAGGCGGCGCCCTGACGCTCGAAAAAAATGACTTCTCTGCACGCAGATTCTTGATTGCTAGCCCCGTCGGTCCTTCCCTGGCTTCGAGGGGGAGGCCCCCCGGTAGGTCAGGTGATGCTGCCGGGGTGGGTCTCGGGGGTGCGTCTGCGGGCGTCTCGGTAGCGTGCTGTCTGAGAGGCGCGAGCTTGCTTCTGTGTTTCGCGTTTGTGACAGTCGGTGCAGATCCATTCGAGTGCTTCGAGTCGATGGTCTGTGTTGTCGCCTGTGTGGTGGAGTTCTCGTCCTGGTGTGGTGCAGCGTGCGCCGTCGGTGACGTGTTCGCATATGCCGCCGGCTCTGGTCTTCGCTGCAGTGCGCAGCTGCTGCCAGTTGCGTGGGAGTTGGGACCTGCGGTTACTGGTGCCCCATGCCATGTGCCTGCCTCCTCGGGTCCCGTTGTCGGTGCTGCTGGTTAGGCTGCGGTCATGACGATGCGTCCGGTGAAGTGTGGTGGCTGTGGTGAGCGGGAGCGTGTGAGGGTGCTCGAGTACATGCCTGGTGTCCGGCCGAGGGTTGAGCCTCGGGGTGGCGGTGTGCAGGTGGCTGCTGGCGTTGAGCCGTATGTTCGGTATGAGTGCGGGAAGTGTGGTGCTCGGTCGGAGCATGGCAGCTTCCCGCTCACGCCTGAGCAGCTGGCCACGCTGGGGTACTCGGGCTAGATCCCGAAGGCTGAGCCTTTGCCCTGCTCTCGGAGCTCCTCGAGTCGGGCGAGGGGCTCGAGCTCTGCGATGCGTGCAGTCCACTTCCGTTCAAGGTCATGGAGTCCGTCGATGCGGTCAGCGTGTGCGCCAGTCTCAGCATGCTCCTTGAGCTGCTGCTTCCCCATCGCGAGGATCATCCGGGCTGTGTTGAGCTGTGCCCGGTAGCTGCGTCCCTCAGTCATCGCCTGACCTCTCGTATCCGTTTTGATCGTACTTGTCGCAGGGGCACAGCAGTGCCGCCTTCACTGACTGGTAGGTGCGCCCGCATCCCTCGGGGCAGTCGTACTCGTCAGTCACAGTCGGCTCCGATGCTGTCGTCTGTTTCGAGGAGCCAATCGCCCTCGGCTTCCGGCTGGGGTAGATCGACGGGGCGGGTCAGAGTCTTCACGGCTGCCTTCTCTGTCTCAACCGCCATTCCATGACCGTCTTGGCCCCCTTGCTCATGTTGCACTGAGGGCAGGACGGGGCAAGGTTGCCTTTGCTTGTGGCTCCGCCCCTCGACAGCGGAACAACATGGTCCCAGTGCATTTCAAACAATGGCTCAAGGCAGTAGGTACAGCAGTTGTTGGCTCGTGCCAGCATTCGCGAGAGATCACGTTGTGTAACCAGCCGCTTTGACGCGCGATGGCGTCGCTCGCGCTCGACCTTCTGATGTCTCTTTTCAACCCTGATCTTGTACGGCATGCTAGCCCGGCGCTGCGCTTGATACGCGAGGAGCTCTTCCCTCTTCGAGTCGTAGAGCGATCTCATCGCCTTGCTTACACGTGCTCGGTTCTCGTCCTTCCACGCCTTTTGCTGAGCGGCACGTCGGGCTCTCTTGCACGCTTGGCTACAGGTGATGGCTCTGGCCGCGGTGCCAATCAGGAACTCGGCAGAACACACAGCACAAGTGACCACCTTCGTTCCAATTGACTTGCGCGCATCGTGTCCACCACATGAGCTGCTTGACCCAGCTGCACGCTGGGTGCACCCATGGTGGTGGCATGGAAGTCCGGGTAGAGGCATCATTGGCCTCCTCTGAGGGTGGGCTAGATGATCGTGAGCGACTCGAGGTCGAACCCGTCTTCTGTGATGTCGAAGACAAGAACGCCAGGGTCGGAGTCTCGGCCGGCGGTGTTGCGGAACCAGTCGGACCCGTTGTCGAGCGTTGGTGCTCCGAGCCACATTCGTTGACGCCCGGTCGCAGGGTTGCGCCCTGCGACGCCTGCCCCGAACGAGTGGTAGTGCGCCGTCACGAGCACGTCGCAGGTGGCGACTGCTTGTGCGCCGAACGTCTGCTTCTCCCACCAGGTGATCGCTTGTCCTGGACCGAACTGGTTGCCGTGGACGAGACCGATCTTGGTGCCGTGCACGTCGACCGCGACTGACTCGTCGTACTCGGCGGGGAACACCCACCGAGCATTGAGGCCTGCCGCGTTCGCGACCTTGCGCACCTGCTGGTGCATGAACAGGCCGAGGTCATCGGCGGGCCGTCCCAGGTTCTGCTTTCCCTGCCGCCATGCAGCATGGTTGCTGGGCACCGCAGCGATGGTGACTGGCGCGTGAGCGTGGAGGGTCTTGATCCACTCCATGAGTTCCGTGCCGTACACGTCGAGCTGACCGGCGAGGGACAGGTCGTTGGTGAACATGGGGTTCCCGCCGGACTCGAAGCCTTCGATGCCGTCGCCGCCGTCGAGCAGGACGGTGTGTTCCGGCTGTCGTTCTTCCAGCAGGCGGGTCAGTTTGGCGCGTTTGAGGAACGACCTGCGCAGCATGTCTTTCGTGTTGCCGCGGCTGGCTACCTTGCCCGTCTGGGGGTCGCTGTACGCGACGACTGTGGTGCGCCCGTTCTCGCTCTTCGGCGTCGCGGGCTCGATGTCCCTGACGCTCGCGTAGAGCGCCGGCAGGTCGAGACGGTCGAGCTCCGTCTTGCGTCGGAAGCGGGCGCCGTAGGAGTAGAGGGTGACCGTGTCCCGGTCGCCGTCATCGAGTCGCTTCGACTGCTGCCACGCCTTCATCGTGACGGTGTCGTCGACGATGGTGAACTCGTCCGGGTCGAGTCCGAACTGTTCGAAGACGTGCGTCCAGTCCGTGAGCTTCGTTGCGGATCGGACATCGGTGAAGGTGCCTTCGCCAGAGCCGCTGCTGTACTCGACCTTGCCGAGCGGTGCGGCAGGTTCGCTTACGCCTGCCGTCGGTGCCGTTGCTCGAATGCCGAGGCGCTTTCGTGCTCGCCGGACGGATGCCTCATTGCATCCGAGCTCTCGTGCGATCGCCGAGTTGCTGAGGTGTGCGAGTTCAGCGACTTTCGCGTCGTCGATCTGTCCAGGCTGCCGCTTCATGGAACCTCCGCAGAACATCTGGTGAGCGCCACGTGTTCATGGCAGGAGAATCGAACATTCACCGCTGCACTCAACCGCTGGTGCGTCTGACTGCGCGTTGTGGATTCGGTGGTGGGGTGAATGCCGAAGAGTGGGTGCCTGCCGCGCACCTTCGTGCCGCAGGCTGTCTGGTTATCGCAGCGGCCTAATGCCGGATGTACTTATGCGTTCGCGCCAGACGGGCGTCCCTCTTTGCGTGATGCGGACTTGGCCGCTTCCTCACACCCCCAGGTAGCAACTTCCTGGTTCGGGATGATCCCGTCACGCGCGGGATGCATGTCCCGGGGGCGGGTCGCCGATTGACTCGCCCCCGGAGGTACACGAAAGCCCCGGGTAGCTGATGCTTCCGGGGCTTGGATTTGGGCGCACTTATCTGGGCCACCTTCAGGTTAACACATTAGGTTGTCG